TTTGGTTGCGGTTGCGTATTGAGCACTGGTTGTGAACATGCCGAGAGAGTTGATATCTAAGACTGAGTTTGGGAAGAGGTGTAAACCTCCGATTAGTCGGCAGGCTGTTGATAAGGCTATTGCCGCTGGGAAGGTGGCTCCGTTCAAGGGCAACCTGATGCGGGCTTCGGATGTTGAGACTTTCAACCAGGGTCGAGCGATTCAGATGCCGGCGGAGACTAAGACCGATCATGACCTGAAGCGCGAGAACCTGATCGCCAAGACCAAGCGCGAGAACGCTTTGGCGGAGAAGGCCAGGCTTGAATCGGATGCGCTGGCCGGGGAGCTGCTCTATAAGGAAGATGTCGAGGCGCTGCAGTCTGAGATGGTGATGGCGGCCCGGGCGAAGCTGCTCGCGTTGCCCACCAGGATCGCCGCTGAGATTGCTGCTAAATGCGGCGCCGATGAAGCTGAAGTGCAGGCGCTTGCTAAAAAGCTGGTTGATGAAGCGCTGCGCGAGTTGAGCGAATATGACCCCGAAGAATACAGGCGATACGCGAGAGTCAAGGGACGGAAGATTGCGGAAGGGAAGTCGGCGGGTCAGCGGGTCGGCGGGCCAGCGAGCCGGGGAGCCGGAGAGGTTAAGAGATCAAGAGTCAAAGAGCCAGGGAAGGGAAAAGTCGGAAAGTCAAAGAAAGCGCCCTCACCCCAACCCTCTCCCCCAGGAGAGGGGGAAGGAAAGCGATCCCCAGCAGGTCGTGGTAGAAAGGCTGTGGGAATTAGAGGCTGAGGTTTCGGCTGAGTGTTCCGCGCGGAATGATGCGCGGGAGTTGGCTGAGCGGAGTGTTCGGGATATAGTGGGGTTGTGGGCTCCTCCGCCTGAGATGACGGTATCTCAGTGGGCTGAGGAGTTTCGTTATTTGTCACCGGAGGCCTCGGCGGAACCCGGCAAATGGCATAACAACCGAACCCCTTACCTGATCGGCATAATGGATGCCATCAGTGATCCGTTAGTGCAGCAGGTTTCGACCGTAGCGGCTTCTCAGATTGCGAAAACAGAGCTCTGTTTGAACGTGCTGGGCTATTATGCTCATTACGATCCAAGCCCAATGCTGTTTATCGAACCAACTGTCGAGATGGCTCAGACGATCAGTAAGGACCGTATCGAGCCGATGATTCGGGACACCCCGATTTTACGGGGGAAGATCAAGTCATCGAAAAGCCGGGATTCCGAGAGCACGATTCTCCATAAAAAGTTCGCGGGCGGACATATAACGCTGGTCGGCGCGAATTCTCCCGCGGGGTTAGCATCGAGGCCGATCAGGATAGTAATAACTGATGAGGAAGACCGTTACCCTCCGTCCGCCGGCACTGAGGGAAACCCCTCGGAACTGGCTTGGAAAAGGGCTACAACCTTCTGGAATCGGAAGCGGATACGGGTTTCATCGCCGGGCGAAGAGGCAACATCCCCGATCTGGAAAGCCTTCCTGAATGGGACTCAGGAACAATGGTGCATGCCCTGCCCTGATTGCGGAGAATATCAGCCGTTTGATTGGGGACAGATAATATTCGACGGCGTTAGCATGAGCTGTAAATACTGCGGCGTGATTTACCCCGAGCATGTATGGAAGAGCCTGACCGGGAAATGGATAGCCGCAAACCCGGATGCATTGAAAGAGCGGCGCCATAGATCATTCCAGATAAGCGCGCTCGCTTCTCCGTGGGTAAAGTGGCATGAGTTGATTGACGAGTTTCTACAGGCCAAGGATGACGGACCGGAGTATCTTAGGGTGTTTATCAATACGAGGCTGGCTCAGGTCTGGAAGGATCAGGCGCGGGAGGTTGCAGCCTCGGTTGTTATGGATAGGCAGACCGAGTATGATCCTGGCGTTGTCCCTCCAGGAACGAAGCTGCTCACCGGCGGGGTGGACGTTCAACACGATTCGTTGTATTGGACCGTTCGAGCTTGGGGTACCGGGCTCACGAGCTGGAATGTAGCTCACGGTCAGGCGCTCGATTGGACCGAAGTCGAGAAGGTGATGAACCGCGAGTGGCGAGGGCCCGGAGGCGCGTACATCGTCAATCTGTGCGCCGTAGACTCTGGTGATCAGACGGATGAGGTTTATGATTTTTGCTATGTAAACGAGGATTGGGCGATTCCCGTCAAGGGCGCGTCGAATCCGATGTTGTCCCGGTACAGGATATCGGTCATCAATCGACCAACCAGCAAGGCCAACGGCACTCAATTTGTGTTAGTGGATGGCTCGCAATACAAAACAATGATCGCATCGAGGCTAATGCGTCCGAATGGGCGTGGCGCTTGGATGGTGCATAAAGATTGTGACGATGATTACGCTCAGCAGGTTACCGCCGAGCATCGGGTGCCTGAAAAAAAGCGCGGGCAGACCGTTTATGTCTGGAAGAAGAAAAACGAACGCGCTCCGAACCATTACCTAGATGCTGAGGTTTACGCTGCATGCGCTGCTGATTTGATGCAGGTGAGGTATTTGGCTGAGGGAGAGGTCGGCGAGTCGGCGGGTCAGTGGGTCGGCGGGTCGGAGAGTCGGAGAGTCGAAGAGTCAAAGAGTCAAAGAGTTAAAGAGCCGGAGAGTCGGAGAGCTGGAGAGCAGGGGAAGGAAAAGATGGCTGGAGCTTCGCCTAATTGGCTGAATCAGAAAGGAAATTGGTTGTAGCGAGCGATAACACGCTCGGTAGAGCCTGGAGGGATATCGCGAAATGAGTGCAACTACTGAGTTGGCTGCGATAGATAGCGCGATCGCGCAGATATTGACCGGCGGGCAGGAGTATACGATGGGTGGACGTCGGCATCGGCGCGCCGAGTTGAGAGATTTGCAGGCTGAGAAGCGTCGTCTTGAGGCTCAGATAGCTGCTGAGAGCGACGGAAATACGATGGTGGCATACTTTGACAAAAGGTAATGATAACTTCAATGTTAGCCGATTAGAGCGGGCGATTGCGGTTGTAAGCCCGCGCATGGCATTCAATCGTATGGCCTGGCGGCTGGCTCTTCGCAATTACGACGCCGGAGGGTATGGCCGACTTAATGACGGCTGGAATGCCATCAATACAACCGGGCCGCTGATGGATCGAACAGATCGGGATATCATCCGCGCCCGGGCTCAGGATTTGGAACGGAACTCGGACATTTCCGAGAGCATAATCCGGGCGTTCATTCGTAACGTTGTAGGTTCGGGGTTCAGGCTTCAGGCGCGGATCAAGGGTAAGGACGGCGCGTTGGATGAGGCTCTTAATACGTGCGTGGAAGATGCCTGGAAAGAGTTCTGCAAGCCTCGCAATTGCGATATTCAGGGCAGGCAATCATTTTCTGAGATGTGCAGAATGGCCGTGCGGAGGCTCCGCGTCGATGGCGGGATATGCATAATCAAGACTTATACATCCAGCGGATCAGTGCCGCTGAAACTGCAGATGAAGGAAGTAAGCGAGCTGGATACTACTCTGCAGATGACGCAGTATAAAAACGGCAATTACATTGTGGACGGTATCGAGGTAGACGGCGTCGGGAGGCACGTAGCCTATTGGTTCCGGCGATACACCCCCGATGGTTACCAACAGATCGACAGTGAGCGAATAACGGCCGATAGAGTGATTTACCTGCAGAAGTTCACTAGGCCGAGCCAGGTCAGGGAAATGTGCCCGATGACGCAGACGATAACGCGCATTCGGGATACAAATCAGTATATGGAAGCGGTCTCCGTGCAGGCTCGGATAGCTGCTTGCTTATGTATATTCTTCAAAAAAATCCTTCCCGGAACCTTCGGGAGAGGCGCAGCGGCGACGAAGAGCGATACAACGTCGGGCTATGAGGGTCAGACGATCAGCCCCGGAATGATGTTGTATGGTCAGCCCGGCGAAGAGGCCACTGCGATAAATCCGCCCGCGATTGGGAGCTCGGCAAAGGAGATGCTGGCGATACAACAGAGGCTTGCCGGCAGCGGCCAGGGCTTGAGCTACGAAACTACCAGCCGGGATATGAGTCAGACCAATTATAGCAGCGCTAGGCAGGGCTTGATCGAGGATGGCCAGGAGTATGAGATCGAGCAGCAGTATCTCATCGATCATCTTCTTTCAGAGGTTTATACGTCGTTTTTAATTGCCCTCGCTCTAGTCGGCGCGATGTCCACGGTGACTGTGACGGAGCTGCTCGCGGATAAGTCCAGATATATGGCTCACGAGTTTATACCCAAGGGCAGGATGTGGATCGATCCGCTGAAAGAGTCGATGGCAAATAAAGTCGCTCTCGAAACCGGCCAGACTACGCTAGCGCGGATATGCGCCGGCGCGGGAACCGATTGGCAGGAAGAAGCACAGCAGAGGGCGCGTGAAATCGAGTATATGAAATCTCTGGGCATTATGGTCGATGCCACCCTAACGGTTGATGCCTCGGCAGTGGCCGATGATAATGCACGAGCTATGAGCACAGTAAACAAGTTGCTTGACGCACAGTTATTGAAAATGTGCGCGGATAACGGAGGTGATGTTAATGCCGAATAGAAAAAGGCCGGAGATCGGAAAGATTGTCGAGCGGTCTATTGCGGGGGGATTATCGGCTGTAAATGAAGCGGAACGTACGGCGGAGTTATCTTTCAGCTCAGAACGGCCCGTTGAAATGTATTACGGTATGGAAATCCTCTGCCATGATGCTGAATCAGTCAATATGAGCAGGCTGCACGATATCGGGGTGCTGCTGTTCAATCACAACAGGGATTATGTTTTGGGAACTGTATTGAACGCGAGCATAGATACTGTCGAGCGTAAATGCCATGCGACGGTAAAATTCGATACGGACGAAGAAGCAGACAAGATATTCCAAAAGGTTTTGAACAAAACCTTGCGGGGAGTATCAGTGCGTTATTCGGTGGATGTATGCGAGGAAGTCCAGGCCGGTGCAATGTCGAGCAATGGCAGGTTTGCGGGTCCGGTCGATGTTGTTACGCGATGGACGCCTTACGAAATCAGTATCGTATCCATACCTGCTGATGATAGCGTGGGTGTTGGTAGGTCGGGCGATGATGAAGGTGATCGCCCTCACTCAAACCCTCCGTTCGATCAGACTCAGGACGGGCTCCCCCGGGAGAGGGAGCAAGAGGTTACTTCTTCTTCGCAAGAGGGAGCGGATAATGAAGAGCGGTCGGGAGCTGAGGCTTCTGATGAGCAAAATAACGCCGGGAGGCGGGAGGTCAACATGCCAGTTGATGAAGTTGTGGATGTCGCTAAAGAGCGGCAGTCGGCTATGGAAGCCGAAAGAACTAGGGCCGCAGAGATAACGGCCTTATGCCGGGAGTTCGAGATAGACCCGGCTGAGCACATTTCCAGCGGCAGGAGTTTGGACGAGGTCCGGGCTGCCGTATTGGAAGAGATGAAGAAGCGACGCGCGCCACTGAACAGCGCGCCGAGGGTCGAGGTAACGGTCGAGGCCGTGGAAAAGTTCCGCGATGCCGCTCCTGATGCCATTCTGATGAGATCGGGCATCGACATGAAGCGGGCGGGTATCGAAAAGATTAACCCGATTGCCGGTGACATTCGACACATGACCATTCGCAGCATGATGGAAGAGTGTCTGCGACTGCAGGGAGTGCAGGGCGTTGCACGCATGAGCCATGAGGAGCTGATGAAGCGGGCTATGTCACCTGACAGCCAGTTTTCCAGTATTCTGGACAACACTGTTGGCAAATCGATGATGGCCGGTCATGCGACCGCGGAGACAACCTATCAGGAATGGGTAAACAGGGGATCGAACCCGAACTTCAAGGCAACTACTCGATACCGGAAGAGCGAGGCTAAAGGCCCGGAAGAAGTGGGACAGAGCGGTGAGATCGAATTCGCGGAAACCAGCGACGAGGGCGTGAGAACTCAGCTCAGTCAGTATGCAATTCGTTGGGGATTCTCGATGAAGGCGCTGATCGATGATGATCTTGGCATTCTCGTTGATATGCCGATGGCGTACGCTCGCGCAGCGCGCCGGGAGATCAATAAGCAGGTCTACGCTGTGCTGAATAACAATGCCGCGATTTACGACGGCACAGCCTTATTCGCGCAAGGTCATGGCAACCTGGCTTCACAGGGAGCTGCTCCTGGTGTAGGTACCATAGGAGATGGCAGGGCTGCAATGCGCAAGCAAAAAGATATCTCAGGAGAAGCGTATTTGAATATCTCGCCGAAATTCCTGATTGCGGGCGTTGACGTGGAAACGACAGCTGCGCAGCTTATCGCTTCTCCGACAGATCCATCAGGAAACAACTCACTGGTTATAAACCCGTTCCATAATAAGCTGGTTATCGTTTCTGATGCCGAAATAAGCGATACGGATAGCTGGTATCTGGCGGGCGATCCCAACGTGACAGATACTATTGAGGTGACTACTCTCAATGGTAATGACGTGCCAGTTATTCAGACTACCGAGGAATTCGGTGTTCTCGGCAGATCGTGGAGACTTTATATTGCCTGGGGCATTACAGTGCTCGATTATCGCGCGCTGTATAAGAATGAAGGATAGCTTGGGAGCGTGAGAGTTGGAGAGTCTGAGAGCGAAGGGACGGTGGGAATCCATTCCCCGCTATCTGACTCTTAAACTCTCAAACAATACTTTAATGAGGTGAATAATGGAAGCATCATACGTATTTGAGGGAAAGAATATCCCTTACGACAATGACAGCGCGGCCGATATCGAATATGGCGACGTCATCGATCTGGGCACCGGTATTGCCATTGCCGCTGAGGATATCGACGCAGGGGAGACGGGCACGATTGTTACTGAGGAGGTCTTTGATCTTCCCGCAATAACAACGGCAGCATTCGCGGTCGGCCAGCAGGTGTATTGGACAGGCACAGCCATTACAAATACTCCGGGAGCGAACACTCCGGCTGGTGAGGTCGTGCTGGCGAAGGCCGAGACCGGCGCGGTTGCGCGGGTCAAGATTCACTCGAAAAATGCCATCAATGTGCTCAAGCGCATTGCAACCAGGATAACCGGGCAGACTCCGACGCTCACGGTTGATGACTATCCTTCGGAATCGATCATCGTGTGCACTCACGCAACCCCGACCGTGACCCTGCCTGCTGTGGCGACAAGCGCGGGCGTGGAACTGACCATTGTGAACGGCGGCGCGGGCACGACGAGCTTCACGATTGCGGCTGCAACGGCTTGTATTCTGGCGGCGGGAGCGGCTACGGGCAACGGCTCAGCGGCTATAACCTCTCTGGTTTGGAGTACGGCAAATCATATAGTCGGCGTATGCGCGAGGTTCGTCTGCGACGGAGTGAACTGGATTCTGGTGAGCTCGAACTATCAGCCTGCCACGCTGTCATAGTTTATCACCGAACGTAAGAATGACTAACGGGAGCCGGCTTCGTGGCTCCCGGATTGGATGTGAGATATGATCAAATTATTGATTGCCGCGAACATCGGCGGACGTCTGATCC